CACGTAGAAAAACTTCCTGTAATAAATAAACCATTTCCAAAAAGAAAAAAAAGATTCCTAATTGGTGATTCAATAGAAGGTTGGGCAGATGCAATTAAAGTTTTAATGAAATCGTATATGAATGGCGGAGGAAGTAGAATTGAATTTGACTTTTCAGATATTAGACCAAAAGGTGCTAGGTTAATAACATCTGGTGGAAAAGCTCCAGGGCCTCAACCATTAAAAGAATGTTTAGTTAAGATTGAAGGTACCTTATCACAAAAAGAAAACGGTGAACAATTATCAACTCTAGAGGTTCACGACATTATCTGTTATATCGCAGATGCTGTATTAGCGGGTGGTATTAGACGAGCAGCTTTAATTAGTTTATTTAGTGCAGATGATAATGCAATGATTGGTTGTAAAGCTGGTAATTGGTGGGAATTAAACCCACAAAGAGGTAGGTCAAATAATTCGGCTGTATTGATGAGACATAAAATCACTAAAGAATTCTTTTTAGAATTATGGAAAAGAGTTGAATTATCAGGAGCAGGGGAACCTGGAATATATCTTAATAATGATAAAGATTGGGGGACTAATCCTTGTTGTGAGATTGCTTTAAGACCATACCAATTCTGTAATTTATGCGAAGTTAATGTTTCAAACATAGAATCACAAGAAGACTTAAATGAAAGAGTAAAAACAGCAGCATTTATAGGAACACTTCAAGCAGGATATACAAATTTTCATTATTTAAGAGAAATCTGGCAAGAAACAACTGAAAAAGATGCTTTAATTGGTGTTTCAATGACAGGGATAGGTAGTGGTAAAGTACTAAACTATGATACTAAAAAGGCAGCTAGTTTAGTTAAAAGAGAAAATACTAGAGTATCTAAACTACTAGATATTAATCAAGCCGCTAGAACAACAACAGTAAAACCTGCAGGAACAACTTCTTTAACATTAGGAACAAGTTCAGGTATACATGCATGGCATAATGATTATTATATTCGTAGAGTCAGAGTAGGTAAGAATGAATCAATATACGCTTATTTACGTATTAGTCATCCTGAATTATTGGAAGACGATTACTTTAGACCTCACGATACCGCTGTAATCATCATACCACAAAAAGCGCCGAAAGGTTCTATTCTAAGAACAGAGTCACCTTTTGATTTATTAGAAAGAGTTAAGAAAGTAGCAACAGAATGGGTACGTTCCGGACACAGAAAAGGCTCAAACTCACATAATGTATCAGCTACAATATCGTTAAGGGATAATGAATGGGACTTAGCGGGTGAGTGGATGTGGACAAATAGAAAATACTATAATGGGTTATCTGTTTTACCTTATGATGGTGGGTCGTACATTCAAGCACCATTTGAAGATATTACTAAAGAAAAATATAATGAAATGGTAAAATCGTTACATAATATTGATTTAACAAAAGTAATAGAATTAGAAGATAATACAGATTTGTCAGGTGAATTGGCTTGTGCTGGTGGAACTTGTGAAATCGATATTGATTTAAAATCTTTAAATGGTAATGGGGTAAAAGAAGAAGTCAGTGAAACACAAATATAATAAAGAAATATTATATCACTTTAATTGTGGTAAGTGTGAGAAATGGTGGTCAATAGCTGACTACCATTTGTTTTCTAATAATGTCCCAAAAAATGAAGAAAAGACACACAAGTCAATAATATGTCCCCACTGTGGACATGAAGAAGAAGTTAAGGATATTTATAATAGTAATGAAACATCTAATTAAAAAAATATTAAGAGAACACACTTCTTGGCAACCATCTGATGATAAGAAATGGGAGTTACTAGATAAGGATGTAAAATATATTGTTGAAAGACTTATTGAACGTCATAAAGATAATTGGGATGGTGATGAATATGCTGTAATATCAGCTATAGAAGAGATTTTTGACGGAATGTTTCAGAGAATAGACAGATAATTCAAACTAAAGTATTTATTTGATATGACAATAGCTAGAGAAAGATATGGGATAGCGTTTCCTTTTCAGGATAGTGATAGTGGTTTTTTTTTAAAAACTACAGATACTCCCGCGGAAGAAATTAAATCAGACCTTATTCACTTAATATTAACAAGAAAAGGTTCACGATACTTTTTACCAGATTTTGGTACCAGACTATATGAGTATATTTTCGAACCTATGGATAGTATGACATTTCAAGCAATAGATTCAGAACTAAGAGATGTAATAGAAAAATACATACCGAATGTTATTGTTAATGAAATAAAAATAGAGACCTTGGAAGACACTAGAGAAGAAGAAAAAAGAATAGGTTCTAGCAATCATCCTTCATTAGCTTCTAATGATAGTACAATAGATACCGATTTAGATGAAAGAATATATAGAATAGCTGGAGATGGTACAGAAGAACATACTGCTAAAATTTTTATAGATTATAGTATAAAAGATGATGTTTTTGGAACCAGAGATTTTATAATTATAAATTTATAATATGACACAGAAAAAAATAGCCTATACAGAAAGAGATTTTTTAGGACTCAGAAATGAATTACTTAGATTAACTAACCTATATTATCCTGACCTAATTAAAAATTCTAACGATTCGTCAATATACTCTGTTTTTCTAGATTTAAATGCTGCTGTTGCGGACAACCTTCATTTTAATATAGACAGAACCTTACAGGAAACAGTTTTACAGTTCGCACAAGAAAGAAGTTCTTTATTTAATATAGCTAGAACCTATGGTCTTAAAATACCAGGTAATAGACCTTCTCTAACTTTATGTGATTTTTCTATCATAGTACCAGCTTTAGGTGATAAGGAAGATTATAGGTATTTAGGATTTTTGAGAAGAGGAGCACAAGTCAGAGGGGGAGGACAGGTTTTTGAACTTGCTACAGATTGTGACTTTTCATCTCCATATTCAACAGAAGGGGTACCAAATAGAACTAAGGTACCCAACTTCAATTCAAATGGTATAATACAAAATTATACTATAACTAAGAGAGAGGTTGTTATTAATGGTATTACTAAAATATTTAAGAAAGAAATTACAGATATGGATAGTAAACCATTCGCCAAAATATTTTTACCAGATAGAAATGTATTAGGAGTAACCTCGATTATACAGAAAGAAGGATTAGGGTATACTACATTACCTTCAGACTTAGAATTTATAACTGCAAAAGAAAACAAATGGTATGAGGTGGATGCACTTGCGGAATCTGAGATATTTGAAATAGACCCATCTACACCAGCAGATGTTCCAGGTCTAAAGATTGGTAAATATATTTTTACAGAAAATAGATTTATTACCGAATACACACCAGAAGGATTCTTTTTTCTGACCTTTGGAAGTGGGAATAACAAATCCCAAACATTACTAGATGAATTTTCTAGATATGGAGTAAAAGTAAACCTTAATAAATTTATAGATAACGTTTCTTTAGGGTCAACAGTCAAAGGAAACACAACATTATTTATCCAATACAGAGTAGGTGGGGGAAAATCCTCAAATTTAGGTGCTGGGGCTATAAATTCTTTAGGAGCTATAGATTTTGTAGTTCCGGGTCCGGTACCGACAATAAGTAATAGTGTAAGTAATAGTTTAAAAGTTAATAATGTAACATCTGCTGTAGGTGGGGATGGACAAATGTCCACCGAAGAAATAAGGAATTATATAGCTTTTAATTTTGCAGCTCAAAACAGAGCTGTTACAATTAACGATTATGTGGCTAGAGTACGAACAATGCCTTCTATGTTTGGTGCCGCAGCAAAAGTTGGTGTTAGTGAAGTTGAGAATAAAGTTAGGATTAGCGTATTGTCATATACACCAGACGGAGCCCTAACATCAACCATAAGCTCAACTTTACAAAATAACATAGCTGAGTATCTATCTAACTATCGAATGTTAAATGATTATATAGAAATTACATCTGCTAAGGTAATAGATTTAAGTTTTGATATTGATATTGTTATTACTACAGACGGTAACCAAGGACAAATAGTGACTAATGTTATAAACAGCGTTAAGTCTTTCTTTGATATAGACGCTCACGAATTGGGAGAAACCATAAGTATAAGTTCATTATATAGTGAAATCTCCAAACAACCAGGAGTATTAAACATTAGCGATATAAGAGTATTTAATGAAACAGGTACAGGACATTCCAATTCCAAGAGTAGTCAACCTTTCGTTTCTGGCTCCACAACTAGTGAACTTTATATAACAGACCAAACGTTATTTTTCCTACCTGATGAAATGCCTCAAATAAGATATCCGGATGTCGATATCAGAATAAGGGTAAAACAAATTAATAGACCAACAGTCTCTTAAATATTTACATAATTCCATCCTAAACTTATTTTTGATTTTATAATAACAACTATTTATGTTATAAAGATATTTTATGCCTAAGAATTTAAGAATTAGAACGGAAGTTGGGGTAGACAAAGAAATTACTTTTGACTTGAGTCAAGATTTCGACATGTTAGAAATTTTGAGCTTAAAATTACACCAAACTGATGTGTACCCAAAAAACTGTTCAGATTTTGGTGTAGTGGTGGGAAGAGTAGTAGCTAATGGTGGTTTTGGTGTACCTAATGCTAAAATTTCTATTTTTGTTCCTTTGGATAAAAAGGACAGGGAAAACCCCGTAATAAAAGCTTTATATCCGTATAAATCACAAAACTATAGAAATGAGGAAGGATATAGGTATAACTTACTTCCTTCTGTACCAGGATATAAAGGACATGTCGCTACAGGCAGTTTTCCTAATTTGAGTGAAGCTTTACTTAACCAAGACGTATCCTATGTCTATGAAAAATATTATAAATTTACTGCAAAAACAAATGAAAGTGGTGACTTTATGATATACGGTGTTCCTACTGGAGAACAAACTTTAGTTATGAATCTAGATTTATCCAATATGGGATGCTTCTCAATGGTGCCAGAAGATTTTAAACTTAAAGGAGCTGCAGAATCTGATTTCGATGGAGCAAGCTTTAAAAGTTCTACTAATATAGATGGGCTACCACAAATAGTAACAAT